CCTGATCTTAAGAAAGAACGACCAATACCAATACCAGCCCCGCCAAAGGGGAGAGCAACAAGATTGACAGGATCAGCAAGGCCAGCGAAAAAATGTTGACCAAAAGTAGCTTTAGCAAGTATCTCGCGCCTATCAATGTTTTCATCAATTGCTCGTTTCATCTCGACCATATGCTCTGAATTTTTCGCATACACCAAGTCATCACGATAGGCTTCATAGCCATCAATGTCTTCTAGGGGCCGATATGAAGGATCTTCTGTGTCACGAAACTTAACTTTATTGCTTATGTATTCGACAATCGGATCGTATGTGTAGCCAAGAGACGCACCCATAACCTCAAAGAAGTTTGGATCGTCTGACTCAAGCTGTGTTTGTGCGCCACGATAGAGAACTGTATTGTGGCTAAACGGATCAAAACTCATTAGCAACATTCTTTCTTATGTCATCGAGTGTAATGTAAACCAACTCTGTCGTATCTGACTCTGGGCCATCACCTTTTATTGTAGTTATGAAAGGACGCGGTGTCCCGCTACCATCAAGCTCAACAACCATATAAACAATATTTTCTGACTGAGAAGTTCCAGAGCTTCGCACTGGCATTAGTCGCACTCGTTTAGTGCGGAACAAATCGTCATCGGTTCCAGTAACCAAACTAGCTTCACCACCAGCAGACTCAACGGCTTCAATAGACTTAGAAATCTCAGCACTCTTACCAATTGACAGAAAGTCATCTGTTTCACCGCGACCAGAATCTAATCTAAATTTAGCGTCATTGATGCCAAAATTTGTTGAGAGCATCTTGTTCAATACAGAAACAACAACTGGCATTTTGCTCTCAGGAAATGCGCCAGTTAAACCTTGACGAGATCTGTTTGCCTGTTGAAATGCTGGATCTATAACAACGCCACTCAGCTTATGATAATGCTGTTCAAAGTAGCGTTTAATGTCAGACTCTATAACATCTTTAGATTTTCTAGAAACAATCTGATACTGGATGTATGGCTTCATTTCGTAAGCAACATTAGGATTTGGCGTCTCGCCAGTAAGGATTCCTTTCTTATCAACAGAAGTCACACGAGCAACAAAGTTGTTCAAAGACTCATCGCCAAGAATACTTGTTTCCATAACGTTATATTTATCTGGTTCCTGAACTATAGATCTATGTCTAGCCAAGATAACGGGAAAGTTTTTATAACCTTCTGGATCCATAGACGTTGCAAATAGCGCGGCATCTAAAACGCCAATTTCTTCAGCACTCATGCCAGCATTCAAAAACATATTTTGTGATTTTGTACTGCCCTCTTGAGCTACAGAACTAAATTGTCCGTAATACTCTACGGCTTGTTGCATTGCGCTTTCTGAAAGAACGCCAGTGCCATTAGCTAAATTCCTAACAGCATTAAATACACTAGATGGCAAGATACCTGTCTGAACAGAAATCTTGCCCCATTCAAACCTTTTCTCAAAACCTTCGCCAAAAAAGTATTCAGGACTAGCTTTGCTTTTAGTTATAGCTTCTTCAATAGCCTCTTTATTTGCCTGACTTGCAGGGTTTGCTGTGCCACTACGAATTTGTTTGATAGTTTCTTGTTTATCCTGTGAAACCTTTGTAGCATTTGCTACTTTTTGTTTTGCATTTACAAACTTACTAAGGGCTGAGGTTATGTTTTGGAAATCTTCATCGTAATTTGCTGTGTTGATCATGGTATCAGCAATAACTTTAAGATCATCAGGCAGGGTAATATCAACGCCCACACCTTCATTGACAATGTACTCAGACACATCAGTCATTTTATTAAGGTCTGTCATATTGTTGAGCTTAAGACCTAGCCTCTCTTGGAGTAGATGCCTTGCTTTTCTGAACTCTTGGTCAGTAGCACTTGTATTGCCAAGGACAGCGGCTTTGCCCTTAAGGTTAGTCTCAAATTGATTTAACAAAGAAACAGCTTGAGGAAAATTGCCTGAGCTTAAGGCATTGCCAATTTCTTCATTAGCTTTGTTAGATAGATCAGATAAGCCAAGTCTAACAGCTTCTTGTTCTTCTGCTCGTTGTTTATTAAGCGCACTTTGTTCTTCAGACTCCGTAAGGCTTTTTTGGGTCTGGTCAACACTAAGACGAGATTGATATTTTGAAAGAATGTCACCTACTGCATCGCTGAAATCATTTAGCTTATCATTATCAAGAAGCTCTTTAACATCAGCCTTAATGTAATCAGGCAGATCTTCTAGGCCAACGCCTCCGGTTTGAATAACCTGTTGCACATCATTTACAACGGTTAATGAACCATTATTTTGTCCAACCTTGGCAACAATTCTTTGGGCCGTGCCATCAAAAATTGCACTATCTAATTCTTTTGTTAGCGTATTAACTCGTGACGGCGGAAAAAGATCAGGCATAGATAAAGCCGATTCTTTTATTTGTTTTATTCCGGCGTCATATGCTTCTCGCGCATCTTCTGATGATGGTGTTTTTCCCTTAACAAAATTAGGTCCAGCGTTCAAAGCTCTAATTGTTTTTGCGTGTTCAGTAATGCTTACAATAACAGAGTCAGCATTATTTCTTCTTTCCTGTTCAGCATTTTCGCTAGTAAGCGTCAGCTTATAGGAAGCCTGTAGTGAGCTACCTACTTCGTTTATAATGTTTGAAAATTTAGGAGCCGCACCCTTTGATGTTGACTCAACAAACTTGCCAAACTCTTCATCAAAAAGAGATGCGCCATCTGGTGTATAACGATACTGTTGAGCTAACTCAGCCGCTTTTTGCTTAAAGTCAGACTCAGTTAAGGCAATATACCTACGCTCAATAATATTATTGTAAGCATCTTGAGCCTCAGTTCCAAAACCTTGAGGTATCTGAAACGCTTTTGGCTCACCTGTTTCGGGATCAAGGCTACGCAAATCAGCTTGAGAAGCCGCTTGCGCTGTCTCAATACCTTTCTCTCTAGCTTGACGCTTTAACTCATTAAATGACCCTTCGATCATTGAGTCGGCAAGGCTACTTAAACCACGCCAAGATGCAGATGCACCAGTGTCGGCACGAACAACACCGATATTTCTAGCTACGTTTTTTCTTTGTTGTCTAACAACAGCCATTATTAACCACCTGCTTTATACTGTTTGTACCGCCAAAACCCAGTAGCAATAGAAGTTCCAGCACCAAGAAGACCAGAGGTCATTGCAGAAGATCCTTTAGAACGCTCCATGCCAGCCATTGTTTTGCTTTGAGAAGCCTCTGCTCTGCTTTGAGTTTCAACTGCCGCAACATCTGAAAAGGCAATCTCCTTCTGTCTATCCATAAAAGCCTTCATAGAATTGTCAGAAGGGTCTCTTGAGAGAAACGCGGCAAACGCTGTGTTGGCAGACCTAGCTGTTTCGTACTCACGCATCCTGATGTTGGCTCTTTGCAAGCCTTCAATTTCTGATTGCTTTGCTGACTGCTCTAGCTGTTTAGCATTGAATCTTGCTTCACTTGCTCTGGCTTTCCCTTCTTGAATAGAAGAAAGCGCAGACAAACCACTCATAGCAATCTGTATTCCAAGCATGCTCATTAGAAAGAAACCTCCGCGATTATACCGTTTACTTGCAATGGCAAAGGTGCTGTTTGAGTAATCTTAATTACAGGATCCTTGCTATAACCCAAAAGACGAAACTCCTTCTTGCCTGTCACCGCTATCCTTCCCAAGCTAAAGTCATCAGTAACCTGACGTATTACAAGGTTCTTGTCATTAATAGATAGTGACAACGTATCAAGCATATCAACAACAACTCGATTAACAGAGCGAGGTTCGCCAGTAAGAGGGCCACCACCTATTTGAGCATCAATAGGCAACGTCCTTGCCTCTACATTAAAGTCAAAACCAATCTCCGCTTCATCTATCTCTTGAACATCAGATACATCCACGTTGCCACTAGCTACAGTAAACTCACCAAGATAGTCAGTACCGTTAACAACCTTTACCACAGCACCATCATCAAAGTGTGATGACACATCAAACACACCATCAGTGCCAGAGAATGTATCCGAAAAGTCCATGTTCATAGAATCGTCAAACTCCATTAACACAAACTTCTTTGTGCCAGCACCAAGATCATACTCACCTATGCAGAACAGCCTTTCATCTACTGTGCATATTGATTGGAACTTGCCAGCAGTTGTCCACTCCGACCAGCCAGCGCGTTGCTCTGCTCGATTAGAAGTGAACACAGCAATCTTGCCAGTGTCATTAAGAACAAAAGCATAAGACTCTGGGCGGTTAATTGCACCACGCAAGATACACATCTGAACGGGATTGCTAATCAAATGAGGCGATAGAGTAGAGATTCCTGTGGCAACATAAGCCGCTTCTTGATCAGAGTAGATGTACTCTCTGATAACAGAGCCAGTTTTCTGAGCGTATATAGTCGCACCGTCAAAAGACTCTGGGCGAACAAAGCTACTGCCATAAGGAGTCTGACGCCGGATCTGCGCATTTGTTGGCGTAATTGGTTTCTCTGTGAAAGACGGTATGTACATCTCTGATGTTGATGTAAAGATCTGCAAGTCACGATTAGATGTTAAATGACGGATTGTATTAATCTCACCAATACTAGCGGTNAGATCAAGCGCNTCAGCGTCATCNCCATTGTTNACATCAAAGTCAAAGTAAGATCCTGATTTACTCGCCCAGATCCCGTCTGGCTGGCCTATCGTGCCAGCAAGCCACAATCTATTCTCATGCAACGTAACGGCGGCTGGGAAGCCTCTGAGGGACGAATAAGACTGCTCTCCCCACTCAGTTGTAGGTGCATGTGTGACAATCACTGGTGAACCACCACCAATCTCACTATCGTTTGCACTAGCACCAGCATTAACTACAATGATGTTTTCATCAATAACTTCTGTAACTGACCTTGTGCCGTTGATGTTATTTGCTGATATGCCACCAACTGAACCAGCTTCACTAATTGTAATCGAATCATTAACAGATAGACCATGAAGCGGAAAAGTAATCTGTATTTCAGAAATACCAGAGGTTGTCTCAACAGCATCGTGGTTAAGATGAACTTTTAATTCATTGGTTATGTTGCCAGTAGCTTGTGTTGCAGACTGAACAGAAGTAATGCTGATCTCATTATCGTGATAACGTAGAGTTACGCCTACATGCTTTGAGTCAAGGTAGTCGCCACCAGTTTGAGTGCCAGTGGTGTCAAAGTAACTTGAGCTTGTAGTCACTGTAATGCCATTGCCAGTAGTAGCAGATGGATCTAGCGTCATGCCGACAGGCTGAAATGAGTAGTGCGGCTGTTGCACACGAAAGCCATCAGCACTTTCATCAAACTCAAGCGTGTCCATTTGAAATGTAGTAAGGCTAGTACGCACCAACTTGCGCGTCATAAAGCTCTGATGCGCTATGAACATAACATCACCAGCTTGAGCGTAAGTTAGCTCTGGCAATATAGCCTGAGTTATAGGCAAAGCCGCAGAGCTTGAGTCTTGTGTGATGGTTTGAATTAAAGACACATCACCAGTAGACGGATCAATCTGAAAGATTCTGATCTTTAAGTTCTCAAGACTAACGATGTAACGCTCATCATCAGAAAATATAAACGGAACAATGCGCAACTGCTGAGTTACAGACGAGCTTACTGTTGTATCAAACTCATAAATCTTCTTTGTGCCATTGCGCTTTAGAAGACCACCCTCATTACGCAAGAAGAAGTTCTCAACCTTCTGTGCCGCATTAGCATAGATAGGTGTATCAGTCCTTGAAATCAAAGACGGACTGATCTCTCCAAACTGAAAGTTGCTGATAGGAACGCGGATACGAGCCATTAACTGCGCCTTTCAGTAATAAACCTCGATGTTGGGATTCTGCGTGTAGTCTGCTGTTGGGCATCAATGCTTCTGGCTTTTGCCATAGATTGACGAGCAGATGTTTGCATTAGTTGCGCAAGACTTGCGTTACGCGCAATTGATGTAGCAAAGATGTTTGCCATTCCAAACTCTACTGCAACGCAGAAGTAAGAAGGCCAATCTTGTTCATCCGGCCTGTATGTGTAGTCAGCGATAACAACATCCTGATCTGAAGTGTCAGCATAGATCTTGTCACCATAGATTTGATATTTAATCGGAAGGTCATTAACAGTAACTGCATGAACCATTAGCACATCGTTAGGCATCTGATATGCATGATCGTATCTGCCAGTAGGGGCATCAACAAGTTTGTTAAGAACCGCTTGGTTCGTTGCAAAACGCCAGCGAGTGTTAACAAGCGCAGACCTTGCAAAGTCCTCATACATATTCACAGAGACAAGTGCCTCTGTGCTACCCTCATCGAAAGAGGTAATCGGGTCAGCCCCGATCAGAATTAATGCTCTTGAGCAAATATCAATTGCTGAATTTGCCGTGGTGCTTGTTACTGCCATGTGTAGCGAGGGGGGCTTTCACCCCCCTCTCCCTGTTAGTCTGTGTCGGTAACTGTTAGAGCAGTACCGTCTGCTAGATCAACGGTTGAACCATCGTTTGACAGAACAATTGTCCATGCCATTGCTGGTGCATTGTTGTCATACACAGCTACCAAATCTCCGACATTCATTACAGATGCCGCATCATTAAAGTAGCCAGAAGCACGAACTAGACTTAGAGCGTCAACACTTGAGTAATACCAAATGTTGTAGCCGCCGCCACCTGCCATGCGAGTTAGACCAGATGCTGAGTAAGCCATATTCTAATCTCCTCTAGTTGTTGTCTAGGACTTCATAGATACCGTTGTCATCAATAACAACCGCACCCATTGACATCATAGAAGTTGCAAGGTGTGAGACACGCTCTGGAACGTAGTTCAACTCAGTAGTAACGTCTGCGCCAACACCCAGACCCACAGAAGATGTGTGGTATGCGATGTTCTTACCAGCAGTTACGGCTGATGTTGAGAAGATCTTGAAGCCCAAGAACTCTTTCATGCTCATGCCGCCAGCGTAAGGAAGATTCTGCTCACCAACAAAGTCGCTAGAAGCGAACTCAGTGATTGCAAACAGATCAGCATAGCCTTTCGGGTGCATAGCAAGATAGCGTCCACCGTCCTCTGGGATGTCAGCAGAACCGAATGTCTCGAACAGAGACAGCAGGTCAGCCTTTTCCAGAGCAGAACTTGTGTCGTGGATCTGAGTTGAGTTTGCGCCAGCATCCATTGCTGTAAGCAAGATCTCGTCAGTCTTACGACCAAGTGCGGCGGCGGCAGATTTAGCNACNGCCTGACGCTCATCAATNTTGGTCTTAAGCTCATCGAGCTTGTCGATGTACTCAGCCGCATAGTAGTCAGACATTGTGGCTTCCACATTTGTATGTGTTAGCTCCATTGGGGCTACCATGCCGTTGCGTGATTTAGTTGAAGCAGAGCCAGTGCCGATCTTTTGGAAACGAACTACTGAACCTTTCACATTGCCAACTGTACGCACTGTGTTCCGCAATTTAGAACCCATGCGCTGATATGCCATGTGAACCTCTGATTCAAACTGTTTAATAAAAGCGGTGTCGATTGTATTCGCCATCGAATTTCAGTCCTTATCTTAGGGTTAAAGTTTTGTTTTTGCGGTTGTCTGCGTTAACATCCTCAACGCGAGTATCCTTGCGGGTCGCTCAGTGCATTACAGGCCGTGTATAATCACCCATAACATTATTCTGTTTCTCTGTGCAACGCACAAAACGCATCATTGTGTGACCATTTACTTCATACAAAACCTTGTCAAACGAGAAGCCGCACCAGCTTAACCACATAATAGTCGCGTGGTGATCTACTGGAACGTAGTTTTCTATGTACTCATAGCCGCCTTGAAGAAGCTCAATCGTTTCTGAACAGCCACGCAAGAAAGGACGGAAGTTATTTGTAATACCGTGCGTCCCAAGTAACCAAACAGAAGCACCGTTGTTGCCATTAGGAACCGTCCCGCACATTGCGATAGGTTGCTTGTCTAGCATCACGGTGTATGTTTCTGCACCTTCTGTTGCAAAAGGCTCTGTAAGAGCTTCTAGCGGCTGTAATTCGTGTATTAAACACTCACGCAGATCATGCAATCGAAGGTCATCAGCAATGGCCTCNGCATGTTCGGGTCGGCTTTTAATTAACGAGAGCCGACCAACTCGTACCATTTCATTAGCCATACAGACGTTTGAAACCTTCATCCACCTGTTTGATGAAGCTGGCGTCACGTCTTACTGGATCATGATACCGAGGGTCAAGCATCATTTGCTTTAGTTCAGCTTCATTCGTTTGAGCCGCTGGCATACCTGTACCAGAAGGCCCATCTTGGCGCATGTTCTCCATAATATGCTCAAGGGCAAGAACACCATCTGCTGTTTCACACATACGCTCAATTGCACCTAGATGTTCTTCAGCAAAGAACTGATTAGCAAACAAGCTAACAGCTTCAGTCCGAGCAGTAGCGTTATCACCTAGCTTGCTCAACTCAGCATCATAGTCAGGCACATTGGCATTAAGAGCATCCATGTACATGCTCACGCCCTTTTGAAACTCTTCATTGCTATAGCCGTTCTCAAAAGAAGTCTCAGCCCACCACTGCAAAAGCTCATTGCCGTCAGCTTGCTCCATATCAAAACCTTCTGGCAATTGATAATCGCCAACAGATTCTGGCCTGTCTGCAAAGGCAGTCTCTTCAATTTCTTTCATAACAGCATTGCGTACTTCTTCGTCCTTCTGACCTAGCTTTTGCTCTAGGTTGCTGTACCCAGTAGCAAGGTCTTCTGGCGAATTAAACTTTTCTGGCAACCATTCTGGGCGACCACCATCTNCTTGGAGTAATGGATCCCCACCCTCAGTAACTACATCAGCGTTTTCAACGCCCTCAGTTGCTTGCGCTTCTTCAGTCATTTTCTCTAATCCTATGTGATTGACGGATGCGTGATTCAATGAGGCCCACGATATATCGCTGGCCTTCCATGTGACGCAGTTCCGCATCGGAAACCCCTGCGCCATTAACTTGTTCAATGGTTATAGATCTTAAATAGCTCAACACCTCCTCGCCACTTGGAGTGGCAAAGAGGCTGGCTATATTAAGACTAATCTTTTGATCTGCGTCACGGCTTCTTTGGAAACCATCAAGACCAAGATAGACTTTATTGTTCTGGGCCAATCAATTGTTCTCCTTGAGGTTGAGACATCTGTTGCTGTTGCATAGCCATCTGCTGTGCCATAGCCATCATTTGTCTGCGTTCCTCAAGGTCGCGGATCAGTGTATCAGGTACGCCAAACTTCTTAGCTAAGTATGCCGCAGTGTCTTCTGAGTTGATAAGTATGCTCATGACTTCTGGCCCAAAACTTCCCTGCACAAGCTCAAGCCAACGAGCCACGGAGGAAATGTCTTGATTGGCCTGTGCCTGTGCAAGAGGGGATACAGAGCGAACCTTTACTTCACGACCATTGATAGTCGGAAGCTCGATACGCCCTTGTTTCTTTAGGATGTAAACTACGCGCTGAAGTACAGGTTGAACCAACTCAGCTTGGAGTCTTCCAAAAGCAGAACCAATACGGCGTGACAAGTCGGCCATTCGTTCTGCAACTTCTGTTGCACTAGCAGGGGTTCGGTCAGGATTACCAAGCATATCATTGTACAATGCTCTCTTAATGTTGAGTCTCATATCAGACAACACAAGATTGGCAACGTCAAATGATCCTGCGGCACGAATAGGCTCAAGACCGCTAGAACCTGCGGCTTTTGGTATGACCGTTCCGGGGACCAAGTTAATNGTATCTGGGTTTACTACACCGTCATCTTCCATCTGATAGATGCCTGAGATTGCCATCTGAGCATTCTCAAGGATAAGCTCAATCGTCAGGTTGGTAGTCTTGATAGCTGAAAGCGCGTTGATAAGTGGGCCACGACCATATGTCTCGCCACTGCACTTAGACCAACGGAAACAAATAAATGGGTTTGAACCAACGCCTTTGTACTTCTCCTGACGGATAATCTCTTTGCTAGCGCACTCTATAGCATAGAAGAAATAAGCCTCTTCATTCTTTGCAGAGTAGTCTTTGCAAACAACTTCAAGGATTTTAATACGCTCGTCAGGTTGGTTGTTAATTTTGTCTTGTAATTTTTCACTGATGTTAGCCTTTGGATACATATTGGGAATGTCAGAGTTACGAACCTGACGCTCACGGAATACATGATCNATCTTATCATCTGGGCCAGAATCCAGAACAACGTGCGGCAAAGGTATGGCAGAGAAGATAACTGGGTTTATCGCATCCCCTTCAGCCACAGACAGTACGCCTGTTCCAACAGCAAGATCCATAAACGACTCGTGGACTTCCTGACCAAAGTTAGAGTTTTGAATAACCTCAAATACATAATCAGTGACTTCATCAAGTTCATTATCAACAGAGTCTCGCTCTTCCTTTGGGATCTCTGATCCAGAACGAAAGTCTGCCCAACGCGCAAAGTTAGGTACTAAGCCTTGTTGCAAGCGAGATGCAAACTCTTGCACACCAACAACCGCAGTCTCGTCAAAGATCTTATCGTCTCTACGCTGACCAATTGTCTCGTAGTAGAAAGACTCTCTTTGAGGCAGGGCATACTCATAGCACTCCTCAAACAAAGGAACGAAGTTTTCGCGCAATGTTTTTGCTTTTTCATACTTGCGCATATACATGCTGGCAACTTTGTCGTTACCGCCATGCGTTCCCATATTTGAATCTGTGTATGTAATCATTGATTAACCCTTATCTAT